TGCTTTCTTAAGCATCAGTTTTTTCGCGGTCCTGGCCGCCGGAGTGGCACTTTATTCATTCCTCGAAGTCGGACGGTCGCTTGAGCGCGTCTCGCACCGCGAAGTTCCGCATACGATCGATTCAATGGAGATCGGGCGCCTAGCCCAGCGCATGGTCAATGCAGCTCCAGCGATGCTCACCGTGTCGACGGCGGCGCAGCTCGATCAGATCCAGTCGTCGATCGAGGCCGATGGACAGCGCATCGACGAGAGGCTCGGGCGCCTGAAGGCGAATGCCGCCGGCGACAAGACGCTGTTGACGATGGAATGGATCTTGGGTCAACTCCGCTCCAATGTGGGCGAGCTCCACGATGTCATCGCGCACCGGTCACGGATTAGCGCTGCGCGCAGTCAGCTCCAGGATGAATTTCACGCTGCATACAGTGCTATCGGGAAGATTCTGTCCGAGGAGATTGCGTTGCTCGACATCAGGATCGAGCAATTGAGCCTGGAGGATGCGAAAGACCAGGCACTACCGACTGCACAGCATGCCCGCGCCCGATTGCAAGCCGTCGATCGGACCGTGGCGTCGATTTACGGCGTCTTCCTGGAAGCGCGCCTGGCCGAAAACCAGGATTCATTCGCATCCCTTTTGATCCGCGGGCAATTCGCGTTGGGCGGCGTAGACGCGTTGGTCGCAGGCTCCGAGCAACCGATGGCGCAACGCCTGGCGGAGCACAACACGAAGCTGCACGACGCAATTGAAGGTCCAAGCAATGTCTTCGTGCTCCTCGGGCACGAATTCGATGCGACCGCCAAGGCGCGCGACATACTGACCGAGAGCGGCTGGTTGTCGGAGGAGTTGTCCGGCGAAGTGGATGAACTTGTTGGAGGGGCGAAAGGCGAGATCACGAACGCCATCGTGAAGGCAGAGCGGGCGCAACAACTCAGCACCTGGATCATCCTCGTCATCGTCGCGCTGAGCGTGGTCTGCTCGACCCTGGTCGTGTGGCTCTATGTCGGTCGCCGCATCATCGCTCGCCTGATCGGACTCACGGACTGCATGGAGTCGGTGGCCAGCGGTGATCTCAAGATAGACTTGCCGGAGAGCAGGGGTGACGACGAGATCGACCGCATGACTCGGGCGCTCAGGGTTTTCAGGGACACGGCGGTCGAGATCGAGGAGCGTAACCTTCGCGACATCGCCCAGACACGGCAACGGCTGATGGATGCCATCGAAAGCATTTCCGAGGGATTCTGCTGCTTCGACGCCAATGACCGCCTCGTCGTCGCCAACCGGCGCTTTCGTGAGCTGATCTATCCAGGTGACGAGGGCGCCATCGTCGAGGGTATGCGCTTTGAGAAGCTCATCCGGCAGGCGGCCGAACAGGGCCATATCAAGGGCGCCGAAAACCGGGTCGACGCCTGGGTGGCCGAGCGGCTCGCCCGACACCGGCAGCCGGGGCCGCCGCATGTGCAGGAATACAGCAATGGACGCTGGGTGATGATCAGCGAACGGCAGACCAGCGACGGCGGCACAGTCGCTGTCTACTCCGACATTACCGAGCTGAAGCAGCGCGAAATGGATCTCGCCGAGAAGTCACGCTCGATGGAGAAGCTCTCAAACCAGATCGCCAAATACCTCTCGCCTCAGATCTACGACTCGATTTTTGCCGGCAAGCGCGAGGTGAAGGTGGAAAGCCGGCGCCGCAAGCTCACGATCTTCTTTTCCGACATTGCCGGATTCACGGAGACCGCCGAGCAGCTCGAATCCGAAGAACTCACAACCCTCCTCAACCACTACCTCACCGAGATGTCGCAGATTGCGATACGGCATGGGGCGACGATCGACAAATATGTCGGCGACGCAATCGTGATCTTCTTCGGTGACCCGGAGTCGCGCGGGACGAAAGAGGATGCGCTGGCCTGTGTCCGCATGGCGATCGAGATGCGCGAGAAGATGCGGGAGCTGCAGGCGATCTGGCGGGATTCGGGTATCGCGAAGCCGCTGCAGTGCCGGATCGGTATCAATACTGGGTTCTGCACCGTCGGCAATTTCGGCAGCGAGGATCGGATGGATTACACGATCATCGGCAGCGGCGTGAATCTCGCCTCCCGCCTCGAAAGCGCGACCACGCCCGGCGAAATCCTGATCTCCCACGAAACCTACTCGATGGTGAAGGACGAGATTCTCTGTGAGCGGGTGGGGGAGGTCAGGGTAAAAGGGATCTCGCATCCGGTCGAAACCTACAAGGTGATCAATACCTACGAACAACTCGGCAGGCAAAGGGATCTGATTTCAGAGGACTTCCCAAATTTCACCCTCAACATAGATCTCCAAAAAATGTCCGCCGCCGAACGACAACGCGCTGCGGCCGCGTTAAGCGATGCATTGGGCCGGATTGGTTAGGCCAAGTCACCAATGGCAATATTTGGCACTGTGTACGCGCTCAGCCCGTGCCGATTGAAGGAACGGAATCCGCGGGATTGCCGACCGCCGGATGCGAGCGGCAATTTTCCACCCGATGGCAGACACGGTTTGTAGGGGCCGGGAGCGCCCAGTTGTGACCCGATCCCGCCATTTAACAGGTGCCTTAGCCCGGACTATTCATCAGTCGGGCTCTCGATCAGCAGTGACGTGGTGCAGCCGCCGGATGGCCAAGCTTGATCGTAGCGCTGGCATTCGGGCGCGGGCGTCGGGGTTTGTCGGTGTCGGGTTCGGGGTGACGGGGGCTCGCGGCGCCTGCTGTTCACGGTGCCTGTTGGCGTTGGGCGGGCCTGTCCATGAGGTGCCGGAGAACCTCGACGAAGAGCGTCTTGTCCGGGCAGGCGGAGGCGAAGGCGACGCGGATGCGGGTTGCCGTCTCGACGACCCGGGCACCGATCTTGACGAGGTGTCGCTGCAGGGTGGCGAACTCGGCTCGGCGCAAAGCCGCGCCCTCGGGTATGGCCCGGCGGACAGCCCAAAGGAGCCAGTAGGCGGCGGTGTGCAGGATCAGCCGGACCTGGTTGGCCAGCGCGCTGGTGCAGGAGGTGCGGTCGCTCATGAGCTGGGTCTTGTGGAGCTTGATGAGGTTCTCGGCCTGACCGCGGGCGCAATAGTCGAGCTCGTAGAGCCGCTCGGGCGCAGACCCGGTCAGCGAGGTGACGATGCTGCGGATGTCGAGCCCGAGGGTGGTGGCCTCGATGCGGGCGACGACGCGGCGGGCGTGCCCCTTCCAGCTGCCCGCGGCATAGGCCGTCTCGCAATGGGTGCGGTGGACGGGGAGCGCCTTCTCGGCGCGCAGGACGGCGCAGGCATCAGCGGTGGCGGCGATGACCGGGTCGCGCCTGAGCGCCGCGTTCATGGGCAGGCCGAAGAGGTAATCGACCCCGTCTTCGGCCTCGCAGAAGGCCATCACCTCCGGCCGGGCGCAGTGCCCGTCGCCGCGCAACAGGATCCGGGTCTCGGGCCAGTGACGCCGGATGCGCCGGATCAGGCGGCGGACATGGCCCGTAATCTCCTTGCCGGACGGCGTCTTCGCCGGGCGCAGCACGAAGGCGACGGGGCGGGCCGTCTCGGCCTCGTAGACATGGATCGGCGCGTAGCCGCGCTCGCCGTGGAAGCCGTCCCAGAAGGTGAGCTGCTGCGCGCCATGGGCGGCGTCGAAGGTGTCGTCGATGTCGAGCGTGATGGATACCGGCGGGGCGGCGTAGCTGTCGCAGTAGAGGTCGATCATCTCATGGGTCATGCGGATCTTCGGTCGTACAAGGACTGACCCGCACATGAAATCCGCCGCCATCGCTTCCTGATGCCCCTTCGTAAAGCTGGGAAACGAACAAGACAATGCCCACACCTCGCGAAACCATCCTCAGCGCGCTGCATGCGCGGCTTGCGGCGCTGCCCGCTGCCGCCCTGCGCGGCGATGTGCTGCCCGAGCGTGTGCCGGCCGAGGGGCTGCTGATCCTGCGCGACGGCGAGCCGGGGGAGCCCGAGGTGACGCTGTCGCCGCTCGCCTACCACTACCAGCACCGGGCCGAGATCGAGGCGGTGGTGCAGGGCGCCGACCGTGACGCCGCCTTCGACACGTTGGCCGCCAGCGTCGGCGCAGCGCTTGCCGCCGACCGGACGCTCGGCGGGCTCTGCGACTGGGTCGAGGCGGAAGCGCCGCGCCCGGTCGATCTGCCGGTCGAGGGCGCGGCCAGCCTGAAGGTCGCCGTCATTCAGGTGGTGCTGCACTACTCCACGGCCGATCCGCTGGCCTGACCCAACCGACAACAGGAGACGAACATGGCACGAGCCCAGGGGGCGCGGGCGCTGATGGCGCTTGCGTTCGAGACGACCTATGGCACGCCGCCCACCCCTGACATAAATGGGGGCGGCTTCACCAGGATGCCCTTCGCCAGCACCTCGCTCGGCGCCGAGCAGCCGCTGCTGAACTCGGAGCTTCTCGGCTACGGCCGCGATCCGCTGGCGCCGATCAAGGACGCGGTGACAGCGGACGGCGATGTCGTGGTGCCGATCGACGCCGAGGGCTTCGGCTTCTGGCTGAAGGCGGCGTTCGGGGTGCCCGCCACCACGGGCACCGCGCCGGGGCCGTTCACCCACGAGTTCCAGTCGGGCGCCTGGACGCTGCCGAGCCTGTCGATCGAGACCGGCATGCCCGAGGTGCCGCGCTATGCGATGTATTCCGGCTGCGTGCTCGACCAGCTCAGCTGGCAGATGCAGCGCTCGGGCCTGCTGACCGCAACGGCGCGGCTGGTGGCGCAGGGCGAGACGGTCGGCACCACCACCAGCGCCGGGACGCCCGCCGCGCTGGAGTTGAAGCGCTTCGGCCATTTCAACGGCGCGATCACGCGGAACGGTTCGGCGCTCGGCAATGTGATCTCGGCCGAGATCACCTATGCCAACAACCTCGACCGGATCGAGACCATCCGCTCGGATGGGCGCATCGACGGCGCCGACCCGTCCATCGCCGCGCTGACCGGCTCCATCGAGGTGCGCTTCGCCGACAGCACGCTGGTAAGCCAGGCGATCAACGGCGATCCGGCCGAGATCACCTTCGCCTATGCCCTGCCCTCGGGCGAGAGCTTCACCTTCACGGTGCACGCCGTCTATCTGCCGCGTCCCCGCATCGAGATATCGGGACCACAAGGCGTGCAGGCGACCTTCGACTGGC